CTCTGCTCCACATTATATCATCTACAGTAAAGTCCCCCCAGCCAGAGGAAACAATATGCTCAATAATGTGTTGAACACTGTGGTCATAAGACCCTTCCTCTGGGGAAGCCTTTAACAATTTTCTGATTTAAACGGAGAAAAGTTGTCGTGGTAGTAATCGAGAAACCGTAAACTCATTACTTACGTGCTTTAGGAAGCAAACCTCTATAACCATAGATTGGTAGTTTTAATTCTTCGGAATCTGCCCACCAGGGGGTAGTTTTACGCCTTCGGGCGAATGTTTTATTAAGTGCGGGTTATACCTTGTGTTCCAATCATAGGAGGGATTGAAACAAAACAGCCAAAGTTAATATCATCTGCGCCAGCTCTAAGTGGAATTGCACGTGGATTAGTGTTAGAAGTAAATTCTAATTCTACACTAATAGGAGTGGCAGTCCCTGCTCCACCGAGCTGATAAACTTGAGATGTGTTACAGACATGATCTGCACTACATCGAGAATGATATAAACTATATTGGGGTATAGCAATTTCTGTATAAGCACCTATTTCAGGTAACGCGAGCACACGGGTACCAACTCCAGTAGAGAGTGAGGGAGCTCCATTTCGTGCTGCTGAACTACTAGTTGTTAACATATTGGTTTGATTACCAGAAATGTTGCCAATTTGTATATTAACTAAACCAGTGGACCTGTTCGCTAAATTGGGTAATTTTAAACGAACTCCGCCTCTGTTGATAGCATAAATAGAATTTAGTATTCCATACATATCTGGAACCCAATTTTCTTTAATGATCGTTGCTGCATCCCACCGATAATCCCAAGCATATGGTAAAATCGAAATAAAAGGGTTGGAATCTGTGGTAGATCCTGTGCTAGCAAGAGCAGAAAAATTTTTAAGAATTGATCGAAAAGAAGAAATTTTCTCTCCAATACAATAAGCACTATTATTAAGATTAGGTGTTAATTCAGCGCCTCCAATAATAGAAGAGCTTTCTTTACACATATTTGGTTTACCTGAAAAAACATCACCCATCTGTGGAGTGACGTTGTAATAAGGAACAAGATTAGCTGATGTGATTGGCACTGCCAAATCAAAATCAGGACCTGCTGCAACTTCTATCAAACCAATTATACTTTGTGTAACAGTGGATGGTGCTATCAAAGGATCGACAACATACACATATATTGTCCCCATATTTCTTCCTGAACCTGTAGTAGGTTTCCAAGGTGAGTGGGATATAAAAGGTACTATAAATTCCACTTCCGATGACTCTCTAAGGTCATAAATTTCCCTATGTAAATATTCTGTATTATCATATGTATTATTTGCGACTGATACAGCGTCTGTAGTGGGTGAAAACGCCACCATAATCCTACCTGAATGAAATTCAGTTTTTACAAATTTAATTTTGAACTTCAATGAACCACGCCAATATTGAAAATATTGTGTGATAAAATTAAAGGGTTGGAGAATAGCAAGACTTTCACCACCAGTTCCAGTGATGTTGTACCAGTAATGGTTTGGGTTTAAATCCCATGAAGATACCAATGTACCTGCGACATCAGTTGTAGCTACTGTAAATTGTTTAAAATATGAATATATTGAAAACAGATTTTTAAAATCCATTTCATCAACGTTGGTTCCTGAAAAACCTTCCACTTGTGACACACCGTGATCTGACGACCACGCTAAAGGTAGTGAGGTGTCCACGTTATCCGTAGTTCCGAGATTTGGATATAAAGCTCGATACATACGTGATGGTGGTGAGATATCTGAAGGTTTTGACCAACCAAATATTCTAGCGCATCCTGCTAATCTATCAGTAACCCAGGAAGCAGTACCTGCATAAGCAGATAAGCCTGGTACTGAAGCTAGCGCATTAAGTGTCTGGGACATCATAGTTAGCGGACTAGATATCAAACCAAGATTGTTATTAGTTTGTTCTGCACTAGAAGTATTTCTCTTCTTTTTGCGAGTTTGAGTTATCCCTCCTGATTGAGGAATAGCTGGACCTATTAATTCAACATCTTCGAAATGTTGCCACATAGTCCATCCTGCAGTGGTCGAACCAGATCCTGCTTGCAATGGTGAGTAAGGGAAAATCCACACAACACCAGCAGCAAAAGATTGATTTGCATCTGATAAGATTGATGCGGAAGGTACATAATTAGAGCATGACACATATGGAATTCTGAGTTCCACTTCTGTATCACAATTAAGATCTATTTCCACATGTGGTAATTGAGTTCTTGTTATTAAATGAGTCATATGAGCTTTTGCCCAAGCCGATCCATTTTGGGCGTATGCTGCGCCACCTATTGGAATATAAGCAAGCATATAACGTCCCTGTTGAAATCTAGTTGCATTAACTACTAGTTTAACAACACATGTTCCTCTAAAACCCAAGAAACCGTTTAGTTTCTGGGATCTTATAGCAAAACCATTAATAAATCCATGTGGGTTGACTTTAGTCTTTGCCGCAAAAGTAGACACAGTATCTGTTGTGTTAAACAGTCCTGCATCTATTCTAAGTGGTCTTTCAAAAAATGATTTTAAACTTAATATATAAGCATCTGAACTCGATTTCACAAAAATATTGGAAACGTGTTCCATTTGCAATGGTTCAGCTTTGACGACATTGGAATCAGAAACGAAGGCTGTCGTACTATCGACCTTTCGTTCCTGTTCTCCTTCTGTTTGAGCGGGAGAATAATTATTATCATGTATTTCAGTGAGTAAATAATCTCATTAGTTTTTAAAGTCTCATGTGATTAGTAACCTAAATAGGTAAGACTTCTTACTTGATAGCAGTCACAACACTTAAGTGCTGTGAAGATCACATCAAAGCGGGTTTATCGGCAATACCTTTACCGGGTTTCTTTTAATGACATACCAAGTCGTGTTTATTTATGGTAATGCCCACGATGACTTGAGAGTAGTTTCTCTCATAGTCAAATAGGACGAATGTAATGGTTCAGTTGTCATAACTGAAGGATAGTTCTTTTCAAAACTTTCTCTCAATCTAGGCATCCATTTATTATACACGTCTTGCGGATGGAGAGCCAGCTCCCTCATCGTAGTGACAACATTGTCTGCTGTAGTGTTTATACCATTGTTTTTAGTTGTCCAACACGGAATCTCTAACACAACATCAAGACGAAGGGGCGCAATGAATTTATTTTCAGCAGCACACCATCGAAACGATCGCTTCAGAAACTCAATATCTTGAATTTTCCTAAAAGCTACCGTTGCGGTTTCTTTCAGCTCAGTTGTGTAAACTAAACCGATTTCATCCATAAGTGGTTGTAAGGTTATCTCATTAAACACATCTCTATATTCACGAGAAACAGTAAAAGAATTGTCGTCTCCATAGAAGATAACAAAAACCTTCTTGTCAAATTCACGCAATGGTAAACCTATATTGACCCAACATAATCGAAATGCAAACTCGTTATACATACAATTTATAATAGTTGTGAATGGGTTACCACTCGGCATACTACCATTATATTCATATATACAATCACCAGAAACGTGACGAGAATTTATAATATCTTGCCACAAGATGTATCTGACTTGTTGATTTTCTTTAGAATCATTATACCATCTGTTAATCACATTTAAGATTTCCAAGTGGATTTGTTCTTGTTCACTTCCATCAAAATGACTGTAATCTCCAGCGCCCACTTGGGCGTCATGTTTATCAGTGTCAAATTGAGTAAGCGATTGTGCTATTGTATTCCACTCATCTGAGTAGACATTTACACCAATACCGCAATGATTATTGATTCTATTTTTCTGCATCCAGGCACCAAAAGCGCCAAAATACCTAATAAACATTTCCTGATAGAAAAACTCGCAAGCTGAAAACTTCCTAGTTTTCCCTTCTAGAACCTTCTGAATAGGTTTCCTTTCGTCCTTCAAACAATCTGTATAAATCCAGAAAGGTCGAGTATTCGATAGGTATATTGCTTCCCATCTTTCAAATTCTTGTGTAAACCTGGTAAAAGCATCTTCATGAAGAGGCGTACCAGGCGGGTTTTGTGCTAAATATTTTTTAAAATCGAAATCTGATATTTTCAAAGAAAAACCAGAGCTAGATTTAAAATTTATTCCTGATACATCAGGATCACTTGGAATACCGTATAGACATTCTTTATATGTGAAAAGTCTCCTTTCCACATCAATATCAGACACATGTTCTAAAAACGCTGTATAAGATTGTGACACAGATTGAAGCTTACCATAAGGAATAAATTTCTTTGGGTAACAATATTTCATCATAGCGTTGCGTCGAGGATCAATAATTTGTCCATTACGCTCAAATTTAATTAATTTACAAGGAGCAGTTTGGGGTTTAAAACCATACTGCCCATAAATAGCACTCCTCCGCAAAGCAGTTGCTGAACCTTGTACAGGAACCTTCCTTGGTGTACCAAGAGGTAAAAATTGAGTATACTCAAAGTCTTTACTCTGTGGTAATAACATGTCAGGTGATTCTAAGACTAAAACTTGCTCAGGTAGTTCACCCAATAAAGCAAGAATATCTTCTTGACAAACAGCTGCAGAATAACCTATACTCATTTGTGTACAGCCTGCAACATGAATACCAAAAATCTTTCTTTTTTCTACACAAGGATTATATGCAAAGAAAGGGGCTCCACAATCACCAGATACTAAAGTTGATTTGTACGAATACGCATCTCTAATAGTATAGGCAGGAGTTGTATCTGTTGCTTGTACAACAGCATTGTCTCGTGCGGTAGCATAACCAGTCATGGAATTTCCTCCTGCATCATTAACCGAGAACAAGATATTCTTGGTGAACATCTGGTAATCATCTCTCTTGGCAAAATAAGGAACAATATATCTCCTCTCCGCCATCTGTTTTGGAAATTCTACAGCGCACAAGTCATTAGCGACCTGCATTTCTGTAGTAGCATGGGACATCAAGACGTCCGACAAAGGACATTTTAATTCAACATCGCGATCACCTACACCTGGATTTTTCATTTTCCTGAGAACAATCTCAGATTTAATCAATTCAGGTTGTTCTTTAACTTTTTCGGCTAGTCGCACAATGTAATGATACGGCATTATCGCAACCCTACCTTTCACAAAAATAATATTACCTATTAAGGATTCTACTATTTGTCCAGGAGGAGTTAAGAACATATAAAAGACATTTGAGTTAACAATTGACTTTGCAATATCTAAACCATTTTGATCATGTGCACCTGCCTGAGGTTGTAGCTCATTTATCATTTGCTTCAACTCAGAAGGTTTACCATAATACTTTGGTTTAGCTGCCATTTTAGGTCTCATCTTATCACTATGTCCAAACGATTCAGGTTCTATCTCAAACGTCGGAAAAAATGATTTAACCAGGTTGATAAAAAAATCAATGGAGAAAGCCAAAGTCCACCAAGTAGCGAACAATAGTGAGTAGTTAATGACAACTAACGCCACACTATCCCAATCGATTTTAAATATAACCCCAGGCAACATTTGTTGAAATCTCTTCCAGTATGAAACTTTTTCAAGACAAGAATACACAACATGTGGAGGGTGTGCCCACATTTTACCGTTTTGAGCTATAACCAAGTAATCATCATCTGAAACCAGATTATGAAAATCTCCCATTTCAAAATGACCCATATTGTCAGTGTCAAAGTCTTCACAATACAACGCATATCTCTCTAGGAAAGACATTTGTTTTAACGATTCTGGAATATATATTGACGCCATGAAATTATCAAATCTTTCAATCATGTTTTGCATAGTTTCTAGAGATAACTTGTTTTTCACATGGTTGCCACGATTAAACAGCCACCTTTCGATAGCACGAACACGAGCTTGAATATGCTTTTCATACATGTTTGAACTTTCTTCTTTTAACTCTTCTAATTTTACATAGAAAGCGCTTGCTTGAGGTTGTGTACCTGATGGAATTTCCTTTAGCACAGTTTCCTCTCGCTTTTTCCGATAAAGTTCTTGTGTCTTAGCAAACGCAATTGTATTTGCACGGTGGTAATCTTTCCTGTCTCTGTAACATTGAATAATACGTTCCATTAACTCTTCAAACTCAAAAGGAGCGCCAATCGGATTACCGTCATCATCAGTACTATAATATAACTGATGTTCAGGTGTCATTGCTTTAATGGGTTGTCCTTCGTCATTTAGAACAACACTTCCATCAGCATCTAATAGATCATCTAACTTAGAAAAATCAAATTTTCTGTGCCAGAAATCGACACTAGTATCTAAGCAATATTCTGGTTTAGGCACAACTATAACTTTAACATGCATACGTCGTATCACAGCAGTTCTATCTGTTACACTTTCTAATGCAAAATGTTTTGCATTGGTGGTACCAATAACCATCTTGGAATGGAACTTGATATTCCCTTTCTTTTCTAATTCAGCAAAATGCAATGCCATCTCAAAACTATTAATCATACGCACTAGCGTCATAGGTTCACCGTCAGGCTTGCCAGCAACATCACGTGCTTGTAATAGTTCATCAAAGTATGTAACATGTGTTGTGGGTTGATAACCATCGAAATATCCATTTTCACCTTGGTGATTATAGACATAATTTCCACGATTTGCTGTAAAACCTTCATATGCTGATGCATCTAAAGTTGTCGCGCAAAAAGCACTGGTCACATGTTCCATTAGCATACTTTTCCCTACGCCAGAACCCCCTTGAAGTACAACTCCAACGGGTTCTTGACGAGCTCCAGCATTGGTAACAGATCTA